CCGCGACCACCCCGCCGATGGCCCCCGCGATCTGGCCAGCCACCTGGCCGAGCTGCTGAAACGCGGGTATCAGCCCTGGTGAGTTGCCGGTGATCCAGTGCCATAGCTTCTCGGCTATCCCGATCAGCCACTCAACGGCCTGGCCCAGCAGCTTGAGCGGGTTGACCACGTTGAGGGCAGCCTGGGCCATCGCCGCCAGCTTGATGGGGACCTCAAGAATCGGGACCAGGACCTTGGTCGTGATGTCGAGCAGGAACCCGATCACCTTGATAACCCCGGTGATGGCGGGCAGCAGCCCGTCCATCGCCCCGGTTGCCCCCTCAGCCCCGCCAGTCAGATTTTGACCGAACAGGGCAGCGATTTGCTGGAGGAGCGGTGCCAGGTTCTTGAGGGCTGGCCCTAGCGCGTCACCGATGGCCTTGATGATTTCCCACAGGGCCAGGCCGAAGGTCTTGACCAGCTCCCAGACCGAGGACAGGGCTGGCTTGAGCCCGGTCCAGAGGGCCTGACCCATCTGGATTACGCCCTCGCGGAAATCCTTACTGGCCACCATCATGGCGGCGACGGCAGCCACCACCCCGACCACAGCCGCGCCTACGGGGTTCATCGCGGCGGGCAGCAGACCGGCCGCGGAACCCATCGACCCGAGCCCTGGGATAGCTGCCAGGGCTGAGCCGCCCATCTTGACCAGCCCGCCGCCCACCATGCTGATGGGGCCGGTCAGGTTCTTGAGGAGCGTCCCCACCACGGGGATGCCGCTGAGGAGCTGGGGGGCCACCAGGGCAGACAGGCCAGCCGCCCCGGCCAGGAGCGCAGGCCCGAACCGCTCGATGATCTTGACGACGCCCTGTATCTGCTCGGGCTTGAGGGCAGCGATCCAGGCCGTCCACCGCTCGATGACCTTCCCGAGGGGCACGGCGATGGCCTCGACCGCCTGAGCTATGGCGATGATGATGGGGTTCAGCACCCCACCCGGCGCGACCGCCGCGCTGAACGCCTTAGCCAGGTCATACGCCTGGAGGATGACCGGCCCGAACGCCTGGACTAGATCCTGGCCGATGCTGACCTTGATGTCATCGGTTACCCGCTTGAAACTGCGGAGGACCTTACCGGGCTCGGTCATGGCCTCGGCGTAGGCCCCCGCCACGGTCTTGCCTGAGACCAGCACGGCGTTGAGGACCGCCTGGCTGCGCTCCGCGTCGGTCAGCTCCTTGGTGCTCTTGCCCAGCGACTTGGCGTACTGGTCGATGGCCTGGCCAGCCTGGACGTTCAGCCCGGCGTTGCGGAGGACCTGGGAGTTTTGGGTGGTGATGCCATGCGTCAAGTCCGCCAGGACCTCGGTGGAGTTGCGCCCGCTGATCACGGCGGCATCCTGGGCGACCCTGGCCAGGTCCGTGCTCTTGGACAGGTCCAGGTTGTTACGGGCGAACTGGGCCACGAGGTCCTGGGCAACGCCCGCCTCGATGCCCTGCTTGCGGATCGCGGTCACGGACTCTTGCATGGCCTGGTAGCTCAGCCCGTTGGCCTTGGCCAAGGCGCGGAGGCTGGCGTCCATCTCGCCCACTCGGGCGGCGCTCTTGAATGACTCCACCCCGAACGCGGTAGCCGCCCCGGTGGCCACCGTCAGGCCCGTGGCCACGCTGGTCCCCAGGGACTTGGCCAGCCCGCCAGCGGCCTTGAGGCCGTTGGTCATGGCGCTGCCGATGTTGCCTGCCGCGTTGGTCCCCGCCTTGGTGGCAGCGTCACTGATGTCAACGGACAGTTGCTTGGTATCGGCCGTGACCCTGATCGTCAGGGCTCCGTAGCTGTAGCTAGCCACCGTCCACCACCATGCCCGCCGTGCCAGCTAGGGCCTGGGCAGCCTCAGCCCAGGTGCCTGCCTTACGCACTCCAGCGCCGTCCTGGGCCGGTCCTGGGGGCTGCTGCGCCCACCTGGACCCTGGCCTGGGCAGGGGCCTGGGCTTAGGTGCCCGCTTGGCACCGTTGGCCCGCAGCGTGACCCAGGTCAGGATGGCCACCTGGTCGATGAGGACGGCCAGGAGGTCAGCCTCAGTGCTCCACAGCTCCCCGCCCCGGAGGGCCGAGGGGGGCAACCGCCGCAGCAGGTCACTGACCCGCCGCGTGGACACCTGCGGGTCTAGGACATCGACCCCGAAGGCGTGCAAGAGCGCCGCCTCTACCTCCGGGTCGAACCGCGCCGCTGCGGCGGCTTGGAATTTGGGAGGCTGTCCAGGCCGTACCTGGCCGCGATGCCCTCGAACAGGGCGTTGAGCTCGCCCAGGTTCAGCCCCGCCTCAGACAACTGCTCGTAGGCCACCGCCCCCAGGAGCATGGGCAGCGCGTCGTCCAGCTCGCCCTTGGCGACCAGCCGCAGGGCCGACAGGGGCCACACCGAGGCAGGCGGCACGCTGTAGTCCTTGCCGTGATAGGTGAACGCGAACGGCTCAGCCTTGGCCTCAGCCAGCTTGGCGGCTGCGGCCTGCTCAAGGTCGAAAGGCTGGGGGCCTCCGTTCGCGGTGGGCCTGGTCACGCCGCCGCGCTGGCGGTGCTGGCCTTGGCCTTGGCCTTGGCTGCCCTGCGGGCGCGGGCAGGAGCGCTGAGGCTGGCGGCGGTGGTGCCGCGTGGGCCGAGCTGGACCCGGCCCAGGACCCCGCCGTCGTCCAGGGCTGCCAGCGTGCAGTCCAGGGGCACCGCTGCGCCTCGGGTGATCTGCATATCACCGGCACTGGTCAGGCTGGCCCGCCCGAAGGTGATGCGGAATGCGCGCTCCGCGTCGGCCGAGTCGATCGAGATGGCGTGTAGGTGCTGCGGGGAGTCGGTCCTCAGCTCCATGTCAATGGTGCCGTCGTCCTCGGTCTCGGGCTCATCGGCATCGAAGTACATCGCCAGCGTGATCTGGTTCAGTTGCCACAGGACGAACTGGAGCGTGACGCTGCGGCCGGTGATCACCGAGCGGAGCGGGACCACGGACTGCCAGGGGGTGATGTCCTCGGTGTCGGTGCTGGACCCCACGGTGGGGCCATCGTCTGACAGGTAGCCGAGGATGCGCCACGGGTCCTCGTAGTCCTCGCTGGTGTCGTCGGGTGCCTCGGTGCCAGCAGGGGCCACCCAGATGCCGGGGCCGTTGCTGGTGCCGACCTGGACCTCAGACGGGTTGAGCGTGGCCTCCCAATCGGGGTCAGGTGTGCTCATCGGTGGTGTTCCTTCCTACGAGTCCGCACCAGCCAGGGCGGCGGTGCGGGGGGGATGGACTCGGACCTCATAGCGGGCCACATAGCGCGGCCCGCCGTCTGGGTCGGGGAGCCAGAACGGCCCCTCGATCGGCTGGACATAGCAGACGCACCCGAGGTCCCAGGGCACGTCAGCCAGGCCCACCATGACCTGCCGGATTCGCTCGGCCAGGTCCCTGGCGAGCTGCTTGGACTTGTGGCGGGCATCGACCTGGACGAAGTGGGCCAGGACCCACCCGGCGCGGTCCTGCTGGGTCGCGGCGTAGGCCCAGGAGGTCACGCCGCCCAGGTCCTTGAGCTGAGCCCAGACGTGGGCCTCCAGGTCAGGCTGGACCACCACGGGCATCATCGGGACCTCACCGCGGCGAGGGCCTTACCGAGCGGGGCGTCTGCCCTGCGGTGCCTGGTGCCGTACTCCACGAAGCGGGCATACGGAACGTCGGTGGTTACCAGGCTGGTGGCAGGGTCGCGGCCTGGCACGACACGCCAGCTCGCGGCCAGCCTGCCGGTCAGCCTGGGTGAGTTGGCCGAGGCAGCAGCAGCCACCTGGCTGGCGATGCCCGCAATGTCAGGCTGGACGCAGCGCCGGGGCGCTCCAGGGTCGGTGATCACGAACTCCGCATCAGCCACGGGGGGCCTCCGTCGCGGTCATGGCCCAGCAGTCCAGATAGCCGCCCAGCTCGGGGTCCTTGATGTAGCGGACCTGAGACAGGACCCAGACCTGGCCCCTGATCACCGCCGCCATGCCCTCGGCGGGCTGGGCCTCGGGCGGCAGGTAGAGGTTGCCCGCGTTCGCTGCCCTCGGGCTGAACGGGCCAGCCCCGCCGCCCTCGGTGGCCCTGGGGTCCGAGGGGCCAGGGCTGAGCTGGAGATTGCCTGGCCCGGCCCAGCGCCAGCGCGGGTCCTCACGCGGGGGCAGCTCCCACCCGTGGGCGTCCGCGCCCGAGCTGGGCGCGTACAGCTCCACCTGGTCAGTTGCCAGCAGCACGGTCACAGCTCGACCTCCCACCTGTGCCGGTCCAGGTCCCGCCTGGCCTCAGCCATCGGGGACTCCAGCGGCACCGATCGGGCGGCGGTGAACGAGCGGTGCCAGGTGGCGCGGGCCATCGCCAGGCCGTAGGACCCGCCTGGCAGGGCCGGGCTGTAGGACACCGATTGGGCGCCGGTGGCCACCTGGCTGACGGTGGGTGTCATCGGCAGGGTGGCCGCGTATGCCTCCCACTGGAGCGCGGCGCACAGGTGCGGGTCCAGCTCCCACCAGGCGTCAGCGATGGCCTGGGCCTGGTCCTGGGGCAGCCCTCCAGACGCGGGCGGGTCCAGGGGCGGTGCCCAGGACTCCCACGCTGGAGGGCTCCCAGGTGTAGTCATTTCTTGGCGCTCCGCTCAGCCGCGCCCGCGACCGGCCCGTGCGGGTGGTTCGTGTTCGTCCGGGTCGTGACGAGCCCGATCGAAGTGGTCAGGGCGGTATGCCAGCCGATGTGAGCCGCCATCTGGTCAGCGGCCACCAGCGCCCGGCACTCCGCGCAGGTCTCAGCAGGGCGGGCCATCGGTCAGTCCTTGGCTGCGCCGCGCTTGGTCGTGACCACTTCGGCCTCGCCACCCAGCGGGGCCATCCCGGCCAGGTTCATCCGGGCGAACGGGCGGGCACCACCAGGGACACGCGGGGTCACTGGCCGCACGATCGCAGCCGCGAACCTGGCCCACACCTTGATGGGCGTCACGTTGTCTTGGAACCCGCTCACGATCACCGCGCCGCTGGCGTCAGCGATCACCGCGTTGGGGTCCATCGTGTACCTGATGTCTTGGCGGACCCCGATCATGAGGTAATTCCAGGCCCCGGTGATCAGGTCCGTGGTGATGCGCGGCCAGGAGCTATACGCGGCGGGCACCCCGTAGATGGAGGGCTGGGTGGTCACATCGGCCTGGGTCACGCCCAGGAGGAGGGCTCCGGTGTCGTCGCGGACGCCCCTCAGCCTGCCCTTGACGGTCAGGTCGGCCGCGTGGCCGGTGACCGCGAGGCCCTGGCCCTCCACCAGGGACATGCCCTGGTTGATGGCGTCCACCGCATCGGTGGCGGCGTCTACCGGCTGGCTGAACGTGGCGGCTACGATGCCCCCGGTCGGGTAGCTGGGCGGGGCACCAGTGCCGAAGATCACCGCGTCGTCCAGGGCCAGGCCGATGGCCTCAGCCAGGCGTGGCCTGACGAAGCCCCAGATGTTGACCACCGCGTCGTCTAGATACTGGTCGGGGATCGCGGACACCGCCGCGACCTCCTCAGCCCGGAGGACCTGGGCCTCCAGCGCCAGCTCAGTGAACGGCTTGCGCCCGCCCGCCGCGTTGACGAATGAGGCCCTGGGCAGGGTCTTGGGGATCGGCAGCTCGTTAATCTGGGTGCCCATCGGGACCAGGTTGGCGAGCTGGAGGACCGTGGAGTATTGGGCGGCCTCTTGGATGATCTGGGCCGCCATCTCGGTGGGGATTACCCCCGAGTAGTCGTAGTTAGGTGGCGCTGGCGGCATGGGAGGCCGCCTCCTCTCGACGTGACGAAGTTGGGATTGTCACGCCGCATTTGCGCGCCACCCTGCCCGCAGGGGGCCTCACGCCCGCCTGCTGGCCTGGCCTGGAATCACTCCTCGTGAAGCGCCCGGGTTCGGCTACCGGCTGTCTGCGGCCTCACGCCGTCAGGCATCGGGGTCAGGCTACGCCTGGGGCAGCTCGGGAGTCCAGCCAGCCGCCTGGAGGTCATCGGCCAGGAACCCGGCCGTGGTCAGGGTCGGCGGGTCGTTCCCGGTGAACCAGACCCGCACCACCGACCCAGCATGGGCCACCTGGGCGAACAGGTCATTGGCCGAGCTGGGCACCAGCTTGGTGGTCAGCCACGCCCGTTTGCTCCACTTGGCCACCTGCTCGATGAGGGCCGGGGAGTGGCAGGCCGGGCCGGTCGCGGTCACGATGACCTGCTGGCCGGCATAGGTCGGGGTGTACCAGGCGCAGCTCAGGGGCCTGGGGCTGGGCGCTGGAGTGGGCCTGGTGCTCGCTGTGGACGTGCCACAGGCCACCACCAGGAGGACCAGGGCTGGCAGGACCAGGCCCAGGAACGTCAGCCTGAGCGCGTGGA